CGATCGATCAGGCCAACCAGGTGGAGAGGGCCAAGGCTTTTGAAGAGTCATCGAGAAAACTCCTCGAGGAAAACCAGAACCTCAACGTGGACCTGATCCAGTCCGATAAAGAGCGGGTACTGGCGCAGCTGGCGCTGGAGCACCAGCGCTCACTGGACCGGATCAGCGGCATGAAGCTGGAAAGCGACCAGGTACAGGCCCTGATCGACCAGGAAACGCAGAATTACGAGTTGCGCATGAAGAAAGCGCAGCAATCGGTGCAGCAAGGAACGGAAAAAACGTCAGACTTGGTCAAGAGCCTGGGTCTTCAATTCACGAGTGCATTCGAGAATGCCATCGCCGGGGGCCAGAAATTCACCGATGTGCTGCTGGGACTCGAGCGCGACGTGGAGAGGATGCTGGCGCGGCAGCTGGTCACAAAGCCGATTCTCGGAATGCTGGAGAAGGTGACGGATAGTTTCCTGGGGAGCTTTCTGAGCGGTCTGTTTGGTGGGGGTGCCACCGGCAAGGCGGGAATCACCGGCGGCGGCCTCACCGGCTTCGCCGCAAAAGGTGCATGGTTCGATGGTGCAATGAGCTATTTTGCCGACGGCGGCATCATCGATCGAGTCACTCCTTTCCTTTTCGGAAATGGCGGCCGCCTGGGAGTCGCGGGCGAGGCTGGGCCGGAAGGCATATTCCCGCTCAAGCGTGGGGCCAACGGCCAGCTCGGCGTGCAGGGAACCGGCGCGAGCGTCAATGTGCAGGTAAACCTGATTGAATCCCCAGGCAATGGCGGCCAGACCCAGCAGCGCCAGGATGAAAACGGAAACCTGACCATGGACATCATGGTCGAGCAGATCGAGGGCAAGATGGGGCGCAACATCATGCGCGGCAATGGACTGGCTCCCGTTCTCGAAGGCAAGTATGGCCTCAATCCCGCCGCGGGAGTGATGCGCTGATGGCCACGTGGCCTGCCACCCTGCCGCCTCCGACGCTTTCCGGATACGGCGGTTCGCCCGTCCAAGCATTCGTGCGCACGGACATGGATGCGGGCCCCGCGCGCCAGCGGCGCCGCTTTACCGATGTTCCGGAAGAGCTCACGTTGACCTGGAAATTCACAGCGACGGAAATGGGAATTTTCCGATTATTCTGGATCCAGACTCTGAACTATGGCACCGACTGGCTGACTATGACGCTTGACCTGGGCAACGGCATGGCCGCGTATGACGTGCGCTTCACCAAGCCGTACAAATACCAGGCGCAGCCTGGAATGAATTGGCTGGTATCGGCGGATATCGAGGTGAGCGATGCCTGATCCGACGATCTCACAGGCATGGAAGGAAGCGGCAGCCACCGCGCCGGCCGGGGAAGTGATGCTGCATACGCTCGAATTCCGCCATCCGAATTTTGTGGATGAGGTCGGCCAGCCGACTGCAATACGCGTCGTGCTCGATCACGTGGATCTGGAAGCGAAACTGGAGGCCGGCGCGCCGCTTAATCCGGGCGAATTCGTGACCTTCATCGCTTTCAGTTTCGGCATGACCCTGCCGCAAACCCAGGTGGCCAGCTCGCCCGAGCTCGTGATCACGATGGATAACGTCAGTACCGAGATCGAAGCCAATCTGGCGCTCGCCACGGCCTCTCCCTACAAGATCGAGGTGACGTACCGCGCCTATCTGGCAAGCGACCTGACCACACCACAGAATATTCCTCCCTTGACGATGACCCTCGCCGGCGCCTCGGCGACCGATCAGCAGGTGGAAGCGCGGGCGAATTTCGGGGATCCGGCAAATCTCAAATTTCCGGATTCAACCTATACGACCACTGCCTACCCGGGGCTGGCGCGATGATCTGGAATCAATACGTGGGCATTCCGTGGGAACGCGGCGCCGCCGGGCCGCATGCATACAACTGCTGGAATTTCGTGCGGCATATCCAGCTCGAGCATTTCGGGCGTGATCTGCCGCAAGTCATGATGGACGAAGACCGGCCCATGGGATGGGTGCGCCTGCTGCATCGCCATCCCGCGCGCAGGAAGTGGCAGGAAACCGGAATGCCCGCCGAGGGAGATTGCGTCGAGATGGGTACCGGCAAATCCGTCACGCATATCGGCGTATGGGTGGATGCGGACCATGGCGGCGTGCTGCATTGCGTGCAGGGGATGGGCGTGGTGTTCTCCAGCCGGTTCGTGGTGCGATCGGAATGGCCGCTCCTCAAAGTCTGGCGATGGACTGGAGAGTGCCGTGCGAGCTAACGTCGTCATCGTAAGGAGCGAGCTTTCCGGAGAACGGGAGACTTTCCAGATTACGCGCCGGCGGCGTATCCGCACCCTGGCTCCCAGAACCGACTTGCCGATGATATGCATTGTCAATGGCGTGCCGGTCCTGCGAGAAAAAAGAGGCTGGGATCGCTGCATAGAGGATGGCGATATCGTCAGTTTCGTCATTCGGCCGCTGGGGAAGGGTGGCGGCTCCTTCATTATCAAGATTGTCCTGATGTTGGCGCTGGCAGTCGCCGCAGTCGCCAGCGGCGGCGCCTTGGCACCGCTGCTGTTTGGAGAAGGCGCCATGCTGTTTGGCGTGAGCGCCGCGACGTTGACATCGGGTGTCATTTTCGCGGCCGGGTCGACGATGCTGAACGCGTTGATGGGCTCGCCGAAAAAACCGAGTACCTTGCAATTCCAGGCGCAGGCCTCTCCCTCGCCGACTTACAGTTTGAGCGCGCAAGGCAACCGCGCGCGCATCGGCGAGGCGATTCCGGAAATCTTCGGGCGGCACTTGGTCTACCCGGATTTCGGCGCCGAACCGTATACCGAATTCGCGGGGAATGAGCAGTATCTCTACCAGCTCTTTGTGATCGGCCGCGGGTACTACGATTTCGAATCGCTGAGCATCGAGGACACGCCGATTACGAGTTTTCCGGAAGTGATCTATGAATGGCTCGATCCCGGCGAGCCAGTGACACTCTTTCCCGTCAACGTAGTGACGGCAGGGGAAGTGGCCGGGCAGGAGCTGCTGACAAATACCACGATTGGACCTTTCGTCATCAATCCTCCTGGCTCCCAGATCAACACGATTGCGGTCGATGTGGTATGCCCTCGCGGCCTGTACTATGCCACCGACAATGGCAGCCTGACGCAAATGAGCGTGTCGGTCTCGGTCGAGATACGGGCGGTGGATGACACTGGTGCAGCAATCGGCAACTGGCAGGCCATAGAGGAGAGCAATACCTATTATTATTCGGGCTACTGGGCCAGGGGTTATACCCCCTTTATCGCGGGCACGGCTGCGCCGTGGACCCAGACGGGATACGGGAGCACCAATCCGGCCGATCATTATTCCGGCGAGCTCATAGGCACCGTCATCATCGGCGGGATCCTGTACCAGGAAAAATGGCGCTGGATGCCCTTTGGTTCGGATCCGCACCCGCCGCGCAGTTATGTCGTGACCGTGCAGCCGATCCAGATCACGGATGCGACCGCCACACCGATACGCCGCACTTATAAATTCACCGTGGGGCCCGGGCGCTACGAAGCGCGCCTGACCCGGAAAGATACCAAGGATGAATCCACGCGCGTGGGGCATGACGTAATGTGGACAGGCCTGCGCGGATATATTCCCTCCTCCCAATCGTATCCGGATGTGACCATGCTGGCGGTGCGCATGCGCGCGACCAACAGCCTCTCGCAGGAATCGTCCCGCAAGATCAACGTCATTGCCAAGCGTAAGCTGCCTGTCTGGGACGGGACAAAGTGGAGCCCGCCCACGCATACGCGCTCGATCGCCTGGGCGCTGGCGTATATCTGCAAGACGCGGTTGGCGGACAGCCGCTACGACCTGGCATGGCTGCTGGCAAAGGACGCCACCTGGACCGCGCGCGGGGACAGGTTCGACGCCATATTCGATTCGCAGATGACATTCGGCGAGGCGTTGACCGTGACGGCGCGCGCCGGCCGGGCTAAATGGTTCCAGCATGGCATGGTCGTCCGTTTTTTCCGGGATGAGCCAGCCACCATGCCGGTTGCGCTGTTCAACATGCGCAACACCGTGCGCGGTTCATTCAAAACCGACTATGTCATGAGCGGGGATGAAACGGCCGATTCCGTGATCGTCGAGTATTTCGATGAGACCACCTGGACGCAAAAGGAGGTGCTATGCCGGTTGCCAGGTTACAGCGCCGACCAACCGGCAAAGCTGACCCTCTTCGGCGTAACGAATCACGCCCAGGCTTGGCGGGAAGGGATGTACGAAGCGGCCAGCAACCGCTACCGGCGCATCCTGCCATCGCTGACGACCGAGATGGAAGGATTCATTCCCTTGCCCGGCGACCTGGTGGCGCTGCAGCGCGATCGCCCGGGCTGGGGACAGTCGGGTGACGTGGTGGCCTACGATGCCGCGACGAAAACCCTGACGCTCTCCGAGCCGCTTGTCTGGGCAACCGGTACGCATTATTTCGGGTTCCGCAAGCGTGATGGCAGCCTGTCCAGTCCATGGGCTGCCACGGCAGGCGCGGATGATCACCATGCCGTGCTGGCCACCGCGCTGGATTTCACTCCGGATACCGGCCGGGACCGGGAGCGCACATCTTACGTGTTTGGCCCGGCCACCAGTTTCTACCAGCAAGTGCGGGTCATCTCGCCCCGTCCTCGTTCGATGGAACGTGTCGAACTGGCGTTCGTCAACGAGGATCCGGCTGTCCATACCGCCGACACCGGCACGGCCCCGCCACCTTCCACCGCGTGGAATCTGCCGGCGCAAATCACACGGCCGCATGTGAGCGGCGTCAATGTCACGCTGGGAGGCACGGCAAGCACGCCATTGCTGCTCATCTCATGGGTGCCTGCGGCGGGAGCCGATCATTACTATGTGGAATGGTCCTACAACGATGGCAGCAGCTGGCAACGTGCCGGGCTTGCATCAGCCACCAACGCATCTATCCCTGCCCAGCGGGGCCCGGTGCGGGTACGCGTGGCAGGCGTGGGCCTTGGGGTGGGACAGTGGTCCGAGTGGGTTGGAGATCCATTCGCGGCGCCACCGCCCGATGTGCAGACCTTCCTGATTTCGGCCCAGCCGGACGGTACGCGCCAGTTTGACATGGCGATGCCTGGCATCTCCCCGCCAGACTTTGCGGGGTATGCAATCCGGTACCGGCTCGGGACCGGATGGACCGACTACTGGGCTGATCTGGCTCCCCTCCACAACGGACTGCTGACCGCGTCGCCCTATGAAACAAACCTGCTCTCTGCAGGCACCTACACCTTTGCGGTGAAGGGATTCGATGATTCGGGCAACGAGTCGGAGAATGCCGTGTTTATCACGGCCGACCTCCCGGACCCGAGGATGGCCGGAATTCTCTACAGTGTTTATCCCCATATGGAAGGCTGGCCGGGCACAAAAACGAATTGTCTGGTCGAGCCGGAAAGCGGCGCCCTGTCCGCGATGGACACCACCACCTGGGCCGATCTCACGAGCTGGGATGCCTATACCGCATGGGTCCTGACCCCGGCTGGCAGCATCACCTACGAGCATCCGATCATCGACCTGGGCGTGTCGCTGCCATTTACTCCGCTGGTTTCCGTCGTAGGAGACGGTACGCAGACGATCCAGGAATCCCATAGCAATGACAACGTGAGCTACAGCGCCTGGGCTGCGGTAGGGCTGCTCGTTTCAGCCCGTTATATCAAAATTCGCGCGATTCTCACAGGGAGCTCGCCGCGCATGACGCAGATGGATATCAAACTGTCTGGTGAACCCATATCGGAGGAAATCAGCGATCTGAATACCGCCACGCTTACCGGAGCGTATCGCCTCGGCGTGGGGGATATCCGGCTTCCCATAACCAAGTCCTACAGCGTGATCCGCCAGGCGGGGGTGAGCGCGCTGCAGAATGTGGGCGCGGGATGGAGCTGGGTACTGATCGACAAGGATAACAGTGTGGGTCCGCGCATCAAGATTTATAACGCAAGCAATGCCCTGGCGGATGCGGTGATCGATGCGCGCATCCAGGGTTCTTAAAGGAAAACCATCATGGCCTGGCCTACAGTCACAATCGATGTCACCAGCATGGATGCCGGCACGGATTCGCCTGCCGTGGCGCGTCCACAGATCAAACAGATGGCGGATAACGTCAATGCCATCAAGGATGCCAAGGGCGCGGCGTCGGGAATTGCCGAACTGGACGCTGGCGGCAAGGTGCCGACCGCACAAGTCCCCACGGTGCCAGCGAACCAGGGTGGGACCGGACAGACGGTCTTTGCCGTCGGGGACCTGCTGTACGCCAATAGCACCACCACGCTGGCCCGGCTTGCGGCCGGCGTTACCGGTCTCGTCCTGAGGTCCAACGGTCCCGGCGCTGCGCCCTCATGGCAGGCAGACGGCGCTTTCCCATCGGGAACACGGATGATTTTCCAGCAGACATCGGCCCCCCCGGGATGGACCAAGGAAACCAGCTCCGCCTACAACGATATCGCTTTGCGCGTAGTTACGGGTACTGTTGGGGCAGGCGGAGCAACTGCGTTCAGCAGCACGTTCACGGGGAGCAAGGCAACCGACGGATTTACCCTTGCCGCCGCCCATATACCGGTTCACCGGCACAGGAATAAAACGTTGCATACCGCAACCGCCGTAACCCCGCATGGCGATGACAGGATGTCGCTCATGGATGCCAACGGAGATACTTGGGTCGATAACGGCGAAAACATCGGTGGCGGTGGCACGCACTCTCACACCATCAGCAATTTCAACCTCAAATACAGCGATGTGATCGTCGCTACCAAGAATTAGGAGCAAACATGTTCGGCAGCAGTAAACCTGAAATCATCTGTCCTCTGATCAAGGGCGCCTGTATCGAAAACCGTTGCCAGTGGTGGGTGGAAATACGTGGCAAGCATCCCCAGACCGGAGCCGATATCGACATGCACGATTGCGCCATCAAATGGCTGCCGGTGCTCATGATCGAGACCAGCAAGGAAACGCGTCAGGCAGCCGCGGCGGTGGAAAGCCTTAGGAATGAATCTGTAACCGCATCACAGCAGATGGCCAGCGCGGTTCTGCACCTCGCGGAAACTCATAAACGACTGGAGAACAAGTCATGAAAATCACCATCATCCAGGATGACGGCATTGTCGGCGTTGACGGCGTATTCCGCGCAGTCGATATGACCGATCTTGATCCCGATATACACGCCGTGCAGTTCGATACCGGAAGCGGAAGCGGGCATATCGAATACGATCCGGAGGCGCAGGAGCGCAAGCCCAATCGCCCTATTGGTGTTACCGCCTTCCGCCCCTACCAGAAGTACATCACCCGCTGGAAAGCTGCAGGGGCCGAGCCGACACGGACGCTAGCCCAGGCCAAGGCGGATGCGCATGCCCAGATCAATTCGCGGCGCGATACGCTCGAAGCATCTGGGTTTACCTACCTTGGTAAGCCTTTCGATTCCGATCCGCGCAGCGTGCAGCGCATCAGCGTCGCCTGCCTTGCGGTGCAGGCCGCGATCGCGGCTGCGGAACCGTTCTCCATCGACTGGACGGCGAAGGACAATAGCGTGGTGACGCTGGACGGAGAAGCCATGCTCGCCATGCCGGCGGCGCTCGCAAGTTACGCGCTCGATCTGCATAACCACGCAAAGGACAAAAAGGCCGAGGTCGATGCCGCAACCACGATCGCAGCGGTGGACGCAATCGTATGGTAAAGCCGCTCTGGGCCGAGATACGGGATCAGGTCCTGCACGTTGCGGTCGCCATTCTACTGACGGCCATGTTCATATATTTTCCGGAGCTGGCCGCAGCCGTGCTGGCAATGGGAATCGGGATAATCAGGGAATTGATCCAGCATAACTGGCAGGCAGTCGGCAGGCTAGATTTGGTTTTCTGGGGGGTAGGCTGTGCGCTCGCCCTGCTGGGATATTGCTTTTTGTTTTGGATGGTGGGCGATGCGGTGTTCGCCATCGGGCATCATC